TGAGCTTCATCCCGGTAAATCACCCCGATCGGTCACATCTTTGTGGAAGGCGTAAACGCGAGCGAAGTAGGGGTTAGTTGACAGTCGGAAACCACCACCAGCCGATTCGGTGCCATCAGCACGTTCCTGAGCTTCATCCCGGTAAAAATCACCCCGGTTGAACTCATAATACAAATCGGACTGTTTAGTTACCGGAGCATTAGGGAACGCTCGTGTAGCAATAAACATATCCGCGCTCAGAAGGTACTTCTGCGAGAAGTTAGTTAACGGCGTGTTAACATGGACGTCACCCGCCGTTGGGTTAGTTACAATACCAGTCATTTGAATTCTCCTGTATGACTAAGTTGACGAGTGATTAAACTTTCGAACCGCGAACACCCGCGATTTGAATCCAGTCACCAATTGCAGTTGAAGCTTCAAGTGCAATTCCCACCACAGGCTCGCCAGCCGCAGCTACAACAACCTGGCCTGACGCGTTTGTGGTTAGAACATTACCCGGAGCAAGGTTGTTGGCGCCCGCGATAGCAGGAAACTTTGCACCATCAAGGATTGCAACCGGAATAGCCGCAGAAGCTTGTTTCGGGTCAACACCGGTAACGTCAGAGTCAGGCGAAGATTCCAGTGCAAACCCAACGACAGCTTCAGAAGCTGCTCCAGCAGCTTGGACAGTACCAGCGGCCACAACTTCAACAGCTTGGTACTGAAGAATCGCTTCTGTTGGCGTAGGCAGCATGGTGATCGACCGCACGTTTTCAAAAATAGTTGACATTTTATGTCTCCTTCTTATTACTTAAACGGCAATCAATTAGCCGTTGACCGCTTTTGTGTAAAGGTCCTGATGTAACTTTGTAACAGCATCATATGCTGTGTAAAAATCAACATCATGTTCTTTTTGATACGCTTTGGCCAAGCGATCAAGTTCCGCATGTGCATCGCCGGAAGCAGCTTTGCTGATAACGGTTGTTCCCCGAGTGGTGTAAGCACTTGAGGCAACTTCGTTCTTGGATTTCAGAACTTCCATTGCTGCTTTGCGAACATCTTCATTTTCAATGCTGTCCACAGCTTTCAGGATAGCCACATGAGTGTCTACATCGCCGGGCAATGAGCTCAACTCTTCTTCCGCACGCTTACGAAGAGCTGTTTCAGCTTCACGCTGTTCAGCCTTTTCCAAGGCTTTCATCTGCGCGTCAGCACGCTTCGCCATAGCAACCAAACGAGGATCATCTGACTTGCGGAACTCTTCACCGTCAAGAGATTTGTAAACAACTGCATCAGCAGATTTAGCAATCTCAACTTCAGCATCACGTTCAGTTGAAGACTTAGCAAGGAAAGCTTCCTGGCCAGCTTCATCCAGTTCAGAGTAATGCGACTTCTGAACGTCCGTTAGCGTTGCAAGAGCTTCAGCTTTGGCAAGTTTAGCTTCCAACTCTTTAACCGCCGTATCGTTAGCGGCATTATCGGCCTTCGACATATCGTTATCTCCTGTCTGTTGACCGCCACCATTATCGGCGGCATTTTTAAAAATTGACGCAATTTCACCCTCGACAGGTAATAGTTCCGTCATTCCAAGTGCTTCAGCACGTTTCACAACGTGTGCAGCAATAACGCTCATGTCCTTGTCACCAGCGTTCTTGAAAGTTTCAAGCGCATTGGACAAGTCCATAATATTGTTGATTTCCGGCAGTTCCGTTTCGGTCTCCCGTTTATTGGTTAATCGGTTAAACAGCGCATTGCGAACTTCTTCAGCGTCAATTGAGTGCGTGTGACCCTGATTCTCTGAAACAGTCAGGTTCCCACTTGCGTCCATTACGACTTGGTGATCGTGTCCGCTTTCAGCGCCTTCGGCTTGTGCATAATGTAACCACACAAAAAGTTCACCGTCATCCTGCCGCACGCTCAGGCCATGCTGGTGGCCTTCTTCAACTGAAGTTAAAGTGTCAACCATGTCACCGCCTTTCTCAATGCTGGCACGCTTCATGATAACGGCTGTCGCTGGGGATTGTGCAGGACGGTCCACTGCGGAAATTTCACTAATCTGAAACTTTCGCATGACGCGCTTTTTCTTTTTACGGCCCGTGGAATCATACGGCATCGTCAACTTCCTCATCGGTTATGCGGCGTCCACCAATTGAAAAACCAGTGTATTCACCCGTCCGAAACTTGTTTAGTATCTCGTCGCTTTCAGGTTTCATTGCAATCAATAAGCCCGTCTGCTCTTCCGGGAAACCAAACGCCTTGGCAACTTCTGTCGTCATCGGAAATGCAAATACTACAGAGCCGGGCAGGACAGAATCTTCACCGCCATGCATATCTTTAGCCATACGACTGTTCATCATAAAATCAGTGGCAGCGTCAAGCATGGCATCCTCAGGAATATGGTCACCCTGAGTATCAAAATAAGGTTCACCATTTTGTTTGCACACAATTGCCCAGCCAAAAACTAAACCTAAGCTGTCATCAACTTTGCAAATATTAGTGGACACTTGAAATTCATTCTTTTGCATCGTATTATCCTAAATGGTCCGGCAGCAATTCTTGGTCCTTCTCACAGGAGCCACGCAATGATGTTGACTGTTAAATTGCTGCCTGACGCTACTATTGATACATGAATGTTGACAATGGTAGCAGCACGCTACTGCGAACGCAAACTCATGAAAATCGGGTTGCTATTGCACAACGGCATTGAATTGTTTCGCTAGCAGGTGCTGAAGGATCGCCTGGATATAATATCTCATTTCCACTATCGCTTAGGAATGTCTCGCCAACAAGGCGTTTCTGTCCGTTCATTCCATTATGAGCATCACGAACCCTTGTGTCTTGGGATGTGGACCAGTAACGAGTGACTCGTTCTCGATCAAGTTGACCAGCGTCAAACGCTTGCTGATACATTTCTTCACTACCCTCATGAACAGCTCTAAGCGCTTCTGTTCGGGCTATCACTTCAGATCTATATTTAAGGTATCTTTCGGAATACCTGCTAACCATGCGATCAATCTGTTCTTTCGTTAAGGGTTGGTCATTGTTAATCGCGTTTCTTATGGTACTGTCAAAACGTCTGTCTCGTAACTGTCTATTGAAGACTTCACGGGAACCTGACTGCAACAACATACGATAATTGTTCACCGCCTGTTGTTGTCTATAAGTTAACCCTATTGATTCACGGAATTGCCTCGCTTGGTCTCTCGGATTCATTCCCTGCTGGATGCCAAAAGTTAGAGCCTCTCTTGTGGCTAAAATTTGTTCTTGAGTTAAACCACTAATCAACTCAAGTTGGTTTTGACGCATGATATTTACAGCTCGACTATTAACCTGATCGAAGGTTACTGGCACACCGACAACATTAGCTATTACTTGCGCAGTATTATCACCAGCGTCAACAAAAGTAAAGTTTACCTCAGCAGCTACCGCCTGGGGTATACTGTTCACCAACAGTAGCGCTTCATCAATACGACCAAGTTCTATGAGATCTGCTATTTCATCCAATGTGTTCAAATTTCTAACCTTTAACACAGCTTCCAGAAATATTCTGCGAATTCGTGGTTCTGCATTATCAATCAGATTTCTAAGTCTGCTTGCTGGATCAATTGAAACTTTTACAATCGTATCTGACATTCATAAGTCGCCGCTGCAGAATCACGTTTAACGTCTTTGATAAAATACGTTTTGGATTCAATTGTGAATTTATCATTAATTTTTGGGACTTGATTACTTTCAATAGTATCCCCAAAAATAATGGCTAAGCGATCTCCTTTCTGCACATTAGTTTCTTTAATTACTGTTGTGTCATAATCTTCAAGTAAGGCTTTACAAGGATAATTCTGTTCAGTAGGGTTGACTCCTGCTGTAGGATCTCCAGGAGTTCTAGTGCCATTCGTGACCACAATTAGGGTGGCGTCCAAGCAATTCGCGCCAATCTCACGAGCAATAATACCGGCAATGTCTACCCCGTATATTATATTCCCCATCAGAAAAATCCTTCTGTTTTATTATAGTTATCATTTTCAAATCGGCTTTCAGCGTCAGTTCCGCTTGCAACTCCCCCGACCGTAGCTAAGTTCAAACTGGACAAGCACCCTGATGTCTGCAACCACCGCATGACAATGCTCGGAAATCTGGACGCTGTACTGAAAGCAGACGATACTCCCGTACTAAAGAATTGCACGTTCGTTTTTCCACCTCGAACCGACTTAACTCTTTGAGCAGTATTTGTTTCTGAAATCATGGTAGGATTCTGGATGTACAGTAAAGCCAATTCAATATTAGCATTCGAAAGGGCGACCGGGACTTCAGCCGGGTTAATAACACCAAGTTTACAACTATCTTTCAAAAGGAAGTCAATTTGTCTTGCAGCGGTAACAAGCCCTTGCTCCTTCTTTTGCGTCGTAAGGGAAAGCCAAGACTCAGATCTAAGGTCTTGAGCAAAATAAGAATCCGCTTCAGCTTCAGTTGCAAAAGTGTCTACACCTTTTACGATGGCCATTATTCATCCCCTTCGAAGTTAACCTGATCTTCATTATCTTGACGGTCTTGCGCAGGCCGCCTTGCTGCTGCATCAGCAGCATTGTAGATAGAATCTAGTTCCTGGCGTGAAAATCCTAGAAGCTCTCGAATGTCATTTATGATTGGATCATCTGGCGCAAGTACAGCTCCGGCTGTTGCCATATCCCTTAACGCTGTTGTAATCTTAGTCACATCACGATAAGCACTTGATTGCGTCTTAAAGGTTGGTTTCAAATCAGGATCCCATCCGTTTAACAACCAAATAGGGCCCAGGAAGTCTTTTTCAAACGTCTCTGATAGTTCAGTTAACGTACTGCTTACAATAAGAGCAAAGTTGTGAGACTTATCTGTTGATAGAGCTTGCGACCCATGTTCCGAGGAACCTAGCAATAATCCTTCAACACCAAGCACTCGAGCGATTTCCTGATTCTTGCGGTCTATTGCTTTTGATACTTCAGCAGCCGACGAATTTGATGATTGAAGTAAGTCGATAGACCATTGCTGAGAACCGCTCGGTGTAGCGGACTCATCATTACCTCTATAGGGACTTGAATCCAACACCAATCCCAAACGAGGGTTCTTAATGTGGTTACTAATGAAATTCGTAAGGGGTTGAAGAATTAAATTCTTTTGTTCCTCGGTGATCTCGCCTTCTTCAACAAGTCTTGAAAGCTCACCGTAAGGGGCACGTCCAACGGGAATACCTCGTAAATCTGACTCGTAACCAAACCCTTCGAGCTGTTCGAACCGTTGGAGTTCCTGGGAAGCTTTGACCACATGTCGAAATAAACCCAATCCTTCAGGCGAATCGTTAAGGGTATCGTCAACCATATAGATGAGCTTAGATCGAGGTAAATAGATTTCCTCGTAGTCCTGAGGTGATTGCTGAACAACGCCTACAATTTGGCCGTTCTCGTTTCGATCCCATTGAATGATAGTTTGTTGAGGTCGAGGAGCTATATCCTGCATTCCAATAATTCCGCTTGGAAATTTTTTAGCAGTCCATTCCTGGATTGAAAACCCATAAAAACGGTACATAGCTGCTCTTCTGACAACACGATGCCAAGGGGTGTCCATACTTTCCATCAGTCGCTCGACTTCTTTAGCCAAAGCTTCAGCTTCAGGGGTATCATTAGC